GTTATTTTGAAAGTAGACATAATCTATTTATACCGTTTACGGTTGCTTTGGAGGTTGCCTTGGAACCCAAATCCAACATCGGGGTTAGACCATTCGAATATACTACATTTTCTTAGATACTCTTTAGTAATATGTTTGTATTCTATATTTTTATAATGCGGTTTCATATTTAACCAATCTTGTGCGAGTTGTTTATCATAAAAAACGCTTCTTACTTCTTGTCCAAAAAAACAACAATATGTGTAATGATAATCTATGGAATTTATATAACCATATAATTCTCTTTTATCTTCATACAATCTTCTGTATGGAAAGATTTCATTTTGATTTTCAGGCCATAAATCAAAATCAGAATTAGTTTTACTCCTATACATATCAATAGTTTCATCACTACCGCTACCCATAAGAATTACCTTACTACCAAAAGACAATGCAAGTTTTCTTAGTTCAGATGATATTGTATGTTGTTGAGTCGGATAATAATTTTTATCTCTCATATGTTCCTCTGTTACATAAGTATGGTTAATATAATCCCCACAATACTCAACTACTTTGTTAATTGCTTTTTGATTTTCAAAATTCTTAACAATGGATGTGAGTGCATTAAAATTTTTCTTGTTTTTTGCTAAACAACATGCAACAGCCAAACTATCAACTCCGCCGCTCATAAAAAGTGTAGAATTGGGATACCATCTTTTATTTACAGCATCTTCGAATGACATGATAACATTATCAAGGTTATCACTATTCTGTTCTAAATTCCACTTGTGTAAATGATCATTTACAATATTAAATTCTTTTATATCAATATCAAATACAACATGTGAATTTGCAGGCAATCTGTAGTGACCTTCCAAATTTTTAAAATATTTGAAAATGTCTGGTGTTTTGTTTATTAGAGAAGTAAAATAAAAATTATCACCATCTTCAAAGTAATATGCTTGTTTTGTAGAAAATGGGTCAGTGAAAAAATGAATTTTTCTATTATCAACAACAATGAATAGGAATTCACCATCTAAATGTTCTGTAAATTTATCACCATACTCATTGTATTTTTCAATACCAAAATAGATATCACTTGGCCAAGAATCATCGTAATTATAAATCTCACCGATTAATATAAAATATTTCCCACCGTGATAAATTGGTTGTGGTGTTATTTCACCAGTAATATTTAACAAGTGATGTGTTATGTAGATACCGTTAAGTTCTACGGTATTTGATTTTGTAGGACCACCATCTCTCAGATATTGATCTACAAAAATTTCATTTGAGTCATTAGTTATTTTAAAAGTACACATTTCTCATTCATAAATTAAGTACGGCAATTTTCCGTCCTCATTTCGACCCCTATACATATAAGTTTTTGGGTCAGCTTCATGTCTCCAAGGACCATAACTGCCGTGTTTAGCACAATACAAATCAAAATCTCTTCCTGTCTTACCCTCACTGACGAAAGTTTTATAGGTTCTCCAGTATGCAATCTCACGGCCGCTACGAGACTTTGAATGTCTAATACACAAATCTCGCAACTCTTTTGGTAAGAATTCATATTGTTCAAACCGACCCATCATATGTTTTGCGACCTCATCATAGTTAAAATCATCACCAATTGATACTGGAACTAATTCTTTTACACCCGCTAAATATATATCAACTCCGGCGCTCTCAGGATATTTTCTCAACACATCGTACCCGCAAGTTGAAGTATTTTCTAATGATATACCAATTGATATTGCGTCAACACAAGTTTCTTTAATCCATATTGGATAACCTTGAAATCGTGGTTTAATAGAACCAATATCATAAGTTCCTTTTATGAACCCCTGTCTTATAGGAACACGTTCTTTGACGTAATTATTTGGCCAGTTTATACGCTCAAAATTAAAATCTCTAGTTTCAGATTTTAGAAAAAGAATAATGTTTGTAAGTTTATTAGACTGTTTTGAGTTGTACTCTTTACTTTCAAATTCTTCATAAGAGTATCGTGCAACAATATCAGCGTCAGTTTCAGTTAACCAACGATAAAGTGAATAAGTTGAGTTTATACCACCTGAGAATGGTATGAGTATTTTCATACTAATCCCACAAATTTGTGTTTACCTTCACAAGAAAACAGTCTTTACCAAAACAATCTTCCATATAAGAACTACAATGAATTCTTGAAGTCTCAAACATTACAACTTGACCAATATTCCAAGGAACAGATTCCGCAAAACTAAATCCATGTAACATCTCAATTGGATGGTGTTGCAAATGTTTTTCCCAAATTTCTACATCAAAGGGTTCATCGGTATATCCAACTAAATCGCTATAATCATAACCAAATTCCCATCCTTTTGCACCATGCTTTCTATAGAATTTTTCGTCGTCATTTTCGGGTTCAATTCCAGACTTTGCAGACCAAGGAGTTTTTTGATGAAAATATACAGTCTCAGTTGTTCCCGCACTTCCATCTTCTTTGTAACATCTTAGTGGAAAGAATACTGTTGTGTTTGCGGGTCTTGGCATTTGTCCTGTTTTGTTGTGTGATTTCCAATCATCACCTAGATAATTTTCACCATCATTGTGTATATGAATTGGTTCTTTGTAATACCCATACCTACCTTGAGTATTTGGTTCAAACCCAATAATTGGTTTTAGAATTTCATTAAAAAGATTACAAGCTTTGGTTCTTTCATCTTCAGTGAAAATTTCGAAATTAGTATGACCTTGCATAGAATCACTTATCTCATCTATTGGCAACCCACTATCGGATATTTTTCTATATCCCAAATAATTTTCGTTAATTTCATACGCGAATTTTCGAACTCGTTCTAAAACTTGTAACTCTTCTTCTAAATTTATTAGATTATCAATTACCGATAAAGGCACATCTGCATAATGAAACATGTTATCACTCATCACTTCCTGTTTCTGGATTAAAGTTCTTTGCATCCTCAAAGAATGATGTTGTCTCACTGAAACCAAAATCATCATCAGCATCAGCACTCGTTGGGTTTGGTGTAACTGTGTATCTCTGTTCCCTCTTAGGTGACTGATCAGGTAGGTCTGTATACTGGTCAACCTGTACAGTCTTAATAACCTTACTAGAGGTAACAGGTCCGTAGAGATGGAACTTAGCAGTAAAAGAGAGAGTGTAGATAATAGCTCTACGGTTTGCAAAGTCACCCTGATAATCGTCTTCGTAACCAATACTATTCAGAACAACAGGGACATCTCTCTTGATACCCATGTCTGTGTTGTCATTGATTGTGACTGTATAATCAGGTTGGAAGTATGGTAGAATCTGTTCTACAATCTGCAACGCATCATCTGACTGTTTTGAGAGAATGTAAAGTTCAAAGTCAATGTTGTATGGAACAGGCATGTACTGCGTGTCCAACTGGTCAGACTTTGCACCCTTCACCTTCTTGAACTTCTGCACACGTTGTAGTTTGCGTGATGGGTCATATGTCATACCAGTAATCTCAAACCCAATACGAGGTAGAGTTACAGCAGTCTGATTAGACAAAGATGGATCATCATTCAGACGGACAAGGAACTTCTGCCGTGGACCATATGCAAGAGGAACCTTCATAGACTGTTGAATAGTTCCACTGTTGTCCTTACGAACAAGATGAATATCATTGAAAAGTGAGCCGAAAGAAACGACCACCTTACGAATTGTTTCGTGGTAGAACTGCTGTCCTAACATTACGATGGTTCTCCTGCATCACCGAATGGGTTTGATTCGCTGAAGTCTAGGATAGTATCATCCAGACTGTCGAATAGTTCATTCTGATTGACCTTATCCGTTGATTGGTCACCTACTATATAGTCCTCATTGATAAAGTATGATGGATCACCAGTATCAGCAGAACTTTCAATTAGGATAGACTCACCAACAGAACTGCTGTCGTCTTCACCAATGATGTTGTCTCCGTCTGTCTCCTCAAGAAGAAGACCAGAGTTATCTTCGAGTCTGATATTCTCATTGACTGCACTTGACTGTTCAAGTGTGAACTGATAAGTGAGTGCATCCATTGAGTCTGCATCTTCGATTGCATCAATTGCAGCAATGTCTGTGTCGAGAACTTCTGAACCATAATCAAATGTGCGACAACGCATTTTGTATACTGGGTTGTTGTCGAGTTGATGGAATGGCTCATCGTGGTCAACGAAGTTAATCTCAAACAATTTACCGAGGATGGGGTGGTAGATTGCATCACCCTCTTGTGGTCTATCTGCGTCTGTAGAAGATGCCTCTGAGATTAGATACCCACTCTCGTATGAGGATGGAATGTCAACCTCGTCACTGTCTAGTGTTCCATCCTCAAGTAGAATAGAACCTGTGAGTGTATCTGTACCACTCTCAATCGTGAACTGTTTGGTGATGTCTCTAAATCTACTCTTACTGACAACGAAGGTGACTTCACTGAGGTTCTGCAAACCAAACTGAGTCATCAATTCTCGTTCACCAGCATACCCACCACCAGAGTTCTCAACATACATTTCAATCTTTGACTGAGTGTTGAACTTGGATAGAGAGTCTTCACCAAGGAACGTGTCCTCAGCCACAAGTGTGCGGTCAAGATAATAAACATCGTGACCGTAAATCTGAATTGCTTCTGCAATCAAATCTGCATACAGATTTTTTTCTGTGGTAAGTGCATGTTGATTGCTTGTGTGAAATGCTTTATTGACTGCCATGTTTATCCAATCATGTAGTTAACTGGTAGTTCGAACGCAAGTTTCATCTCTTCTTCAAGTCTAATAATCTCTTCTTGCGCCTGAGTGTAAATTGTTTCACCGTTCATCGTCACACCACCGAGCATCTCTACGCCACTAAACTTGGAAAGGTTTGCACCCCACTGTCTCTTAATCAGTGCGGTTGCGTACTTCTTTAGATACATGTCATTGTATAGGTCTGTGAATGTGCCGGGATCAAGTTTACGATAACAATCAATGATAATATAATCAACGTCAGCAGTTACCTTATTCTCCCAATCCATGTCAATATACAAACGGTTTTGATGTTGATTAAAACGAAGTGGTGTCTCCCCAACAAGAATATGTTCTAGTAGGTCTAGGTTATCCATAGCCATCTGATATTGAATAACAGATGTAGATGAGAGGTCAAATAAATCATTTAGTCGTAACTGATAACGTAGATCGAACATACTTGAACCACCACCTGTATCACTAAATGGAAAAACTTGCATTACTGCAAGTACTGAATCGGGAACAGGAATCCAGTTCTTACCTTCGTACCACACGGCAGTTGTTGAACCATCAACATCAGTTACAGTTGATAGTGTCTCGTTAGACCTTGCCCGTGTAACGTCTGCGGTTGTGATAAGATGTTTAAGGTACATCCTTTCACATCCATCGTAGTGATATTCTGCAAAGAATTGTAGTGCCTCGTCAATACGGTCATCAACTTGGTCATCTGACACGTTAATGTCGATAACCCCATATCCAAGGTTCCGTAGACAATAATTCTTGAAGTCTGCTCTGGTAGAAGGTATTGCCATTAGAAGATTCCTTTTTTATATATTTATAACATTATGTATTGTGAGGTTTCGTTGGTAGTATTTTCTGAGAGGTTAACTCCGGCGTATAGTTATGAGTTCGATTCCAATAGGGATAACTTTTGCCTCTAAATTTATGACCCACATAAGCAATGTGTCTTGTTTCTGGATTACTTTCTTTTGTGAAATATTTCCCGTATTTTCCCTCTTTCATAATCAGATCATCAAGTTCCTCTGCACCAAAACCCTCTTTTTTCTTTTCATTATACCATTCCCAACATTTACATTTAGAGCATTCTCCACAAGGACAGATAGATACTAGTTTTTGAAGCTCTTTTGGTATCAACTCCCAAGTTTCCCATCTTCCTATAGGTTTATCATTACGACTCATTAGAGGCCAGTCAATAGTAATATCTGTATAATCCCTAAGAATAGAATGATCTAACCTAGTATATGAATTATCCTTTTCATAAAACTTTCCAATAGGGTCTGTAGTTTGAAAATACCAGTTAGAGGGACTCCAGTTATATGTATTATATCCCATACATATCAAATCTACACCATGCATTTCTGATAACAGTGCAATATTATAAAATTTTGACCTTATGGTTTCTAACTTGATATCACTAGCATGATCTTCAAACTCTGCAAAACCAAAATCAAAATCACGAACGTTTTCTCTCAACCAATTGCAGACAATAGGATATTGTTCTAAGTCCTGATCGGATGCGTCAAGGTGAAGTATTCTTGATATTACATGATCCCTAGTTTCAGTGAGAAGTTTATATAAAAGATATGTACTATCTGAAGAGGAACTAGATGCTGCGAAAATTTTCATAGTCTTTCCACTCATGTGGCTTGTTTAGTCGATTGGTGAAATGGACATATTTAATATCTGGATGAAACTCTCCGCCCATGTATATGTAGTCATTACCCGTGAGTTGTTCATACTTCTGTGTCATGTTATAGTTCCATCGATTAACACTACCCGATATTACATCGTCACTGACAACCCATCGTGTGAACCACTCGTTTGGTAATACCACAAGGTCCAACTGTTCCCTGACACTATCCTCTACAAAATACTGCTCTCCGTTCACTGGTCCTGTTGTTGTTCCATTCTCAATGTAGAACTTCTGCCAGTAATGAATGTCACTCATAAACTTGTCGTAGATATATCGACAGTCCTTCGGATAGTATTTGAAGAACCCACCATTGATGTGATACTCGTTGACATCGTTTCTCCACCATCCCGGCATCGCAACAAACTGACCTCGTTCAATTGGGTAATCAAAAATTTTCTCGTAGTCGTTGATGAGAAGAACGTCAATGTCCATCACACAGATAGGTTCGTCAGTCTCCATCTGCATACCCCACATCTTATTCCACTGTAGAGTTACCTTCTCATGATATGGCTCTCGTATCCAGATGATGTTATGCTTCGATAACTTTCTCTCTAGGTATTCTTCGTACTCTGGTCCATATTTGTCACCGATACGAACACATACTATATCCATTTATCAAATCTCTGTTTTGTTGGAGTCCATCCTCGTAAGTAAGCACCATCAGCGTGTTTCAAAACGTCCAGTAAGTTATTAAATGAATCAACCAATTCATCTAGAGTATAATATGCATGTGACATATGATAACTGAAGATGTTAGTTGCATCAAAAAACACAGTTTTCCCTTTAATTTTTTCGGAGATTCTATCATAGTCTGGTGATATTAAGTCCATCAACCAATATTCAATGTCATAATCATCGTGCATTTTTTGTTCTAATTTTCTCAAATCTTCAAATGCAGGCATATCTTTCTTTGCGTTTTTAGATGAAATAGAATCCGGCATTACCATATTGTGAGTGAGTCTTTTACTATAATAATTAATTTCCTCTAAAGACATGTTCATCTCTACAATCATTTGTTTTATGTCTAGATTTTCTTGACAATAATCAAACAACACAATCTCACCGTCAAACTTCAATCTGTCTACAATCAACGCAGCACGTTGACCCGCCGTAGTAGAAAATATAACATCGAATTTTTCGGTGGGTAACTCTCCAACACTTTCTGTGTTCTCTATATAAAACTGTTTCGTTATCCTTGTCATAAATCTACTAAAATAGTAGTCATTTAAATCTACATTATCAAGGTCTTTCCAAGATTCAGTTTGATGATCTCTATAATATGAGAACGACTTTCTTGATCTTTCATCATTAGTAAAATTTGTGATAGTAGGCATACCCTCTACATCAATCCACGGTGGGGTGTAGTCATCATGAAAATTATCAGGGGATCGTTTAACAACATCATATCTCTCTGACATGTCGGGAGCTCCAATTTCTCTCCATATCTTCAAATTCAAATTCATATGTTGGTGATGGAAATACGCTTTACGGTTTGGTCTAGCCATTATGTGAGCTTTGCAAAACTCACCACTCTCTACAAAATCGTAAAAGTCTGTTATTGATGTTTCTCTTTTCTCTGGACCACCAGATACCATATCAAATACCATACCAACTGATACAATCATAGCATGAGTATGATCACAACTTAAAAGAATATCATGAACTTCACTTCTATAACAAAAACGGACATCATGTCCAGTACCAGAACCAGTTGCACCACCAGAAACCATAAATGTTGTGGTTTGAGTTTGTTTCTCTATTCCAAAATCCCACTTTAGTTTATCTGGATAAACTACCAGAAATAACATATGTTCAAATCTTTTGTATATTTTTTTATTATATGATTCACCTACCCACAAGGTAACAAACTCATCAAAACTATTCATCAATCTCTCTCAATACATCTTTACCAAACTGTTTTACAAGAGACTTTCTCATCAACTCTTCACGTTCTTTATTGAAACCACCATGCATAATAAAGTGATATCTGTTCTCATTTGAACTGTTTAGTGCTTCATGTTCCACACCGTTATCAAACCAGAAGCCAGTGCAGTTCTCAAAAGGCAATTCTTCTTTTGTGTCTGCTCGTCTTAGGTAACAGTTCTCTGGTTGATAGAATGCAATGTTAATTGCACCAGCAATGTTTCTAATTCTGTTCTCTCTTATTCTCTGTGGACTTGCATCATTATGTGCGTCAATACCAGCACCAGGCTCTAACAACATGAAACGTAAACGTCTATAAGTTTTGTGGGGGAAGTCCTCCAACCACCTCTTTGTCTCTGGACAGACCTCTGCAATCTCTGTCCAGCCCCACTCAACATCTTCCTCTTTCAGTCCATGACCTTCTGGGTTTTTGGTGTGAAACCACCCAAGAGAAATATCACTACCTTTCTCCACAAAACTGTGAATGGATGCAGACTTCCAACCGCCATGTCCACCGTCACCAAAACGATGCTGTACAAAGAACCCCTCGTCGTACACTGCTTGTGCCTCTTGAATGCAAACCTCTGGTATCTCTATGTCCATCTTGAGATACCAGACATCATTATCTCTGCACCAATCTACAATCTGTTTATGACTCATTTGCCTATCACCATAAACCTTTCCATACCATTTGCCAGTTTCTTTGTCCCACTATACATGATGTCCACAAACTCAGCCTGCTCTGCAAGTTCTTCTGGACCACTCACACAATTAATGTGATCCTCATATTTATCTTCATTTGTTGATTGTAAAACATAGACAGCATCATTGAAGAAACCTCTATTGAGTTGTTTAAATCTAGTCATTGGAAACATGTGTTCACAAGACGTATTGATAATAAGATTAAATACAGGCTCCGTTTTCTTTTGTTTGTTCCATATAGGATCAAACATCGTGTTTACAATATCACACTTATATTGTTTTTTATCTTTATATGTCTTGTTAAATTTATAACCAATTGTCTTTGCATCCTCATCAATCTCAAAATTATGAATGAACTCGACGCCGTGTTCTATCAACAAGGGAACAATATAGTTTGCATACCAACCACCAAGAAGAGCAACTGACTTTGGAAACAACATAAGTTCTGACAACTCATTTACAATCCACAACTTACTTTCTAATTGAGATTGGTTCATAGAAACCATTACTCTTTTGTACAGATATGTTTCTGATGATGATAATGCGTTTTTCCAATCGTGAGCCAACTCTGGAGTAAATTTCAAATATTCCATAAAGATTTCATCTCCTCAACATCATTATTTTCTGCACTATTGTTAAACAAACAAATCTTATGATCAGTCCTAAGTTTATTTTTCTCCATATCATCTGGAAACACATTACCCTTATACCAAGAGTAAATATCTCCTTGTGGGAATCCTTGAACATAACCACTATCTTCCCAAGGATTATACCAGTGGTGAGCAAAGTAATTGTCTAAACTAGGATATGTGAAGAAGATAACCTCTGCATTATCTTTAACGTGTTGTAACACGGGTTTCATCTGCCCTCTGTTCCATCGAATGACAGAGGAATTTAGTGGAGTTGAACTATGCTTTGCATAGTTCTTCTTGACTGTTTCCATGTCATTCCACCACCCACGGACAATCCAAGGTTTGTTCATAGGCAACTCAAAGAAGTATTTTAGGTCTTGATGTATGACCACATCTAGGTCAACAAAAAGAAACTTGTCACCTTCCACATAATCATCACTGAACATATAACACTTACGCCAGGCCCAGAAGAAGTTCTTACTTGGAATGTAGTGGTGGTCAAGATATGTTGGGAGTTTAATATCGTATTCATGGGTCGGTTTGTCAGTAAAACAATAGAAGTTGAAATCAACAGAACAGTTTTTTTCGCACTGCTCTTTTAGTTTCTCCACATAACTATCGTCGTACTTATCACCCCACTTAATACACAGTATGTTGTTCATAATATGGTTTCCACTCAGGAGCAAGGTCAAGCAAACATGTACCTCTATGTAGGTCACGACTCTTAACGTCTTTGAGCATCTCGTACATCAGCTCTTCATCATAAGGGACAGTTTCCAAATAGTCAACGATCTTTTTGAAATCATCGTTGTACTCACTCTTCCAATTAGAAAAATATAAGTTGATGTATTCTTCTCGTATCTCTGGTGGTACGGTTGTTATAACATACTCCTCACCCTGTCCCCAAACGAGACTTCCAGTTGAAAATGGAAAAAACTTGCCTGGATATTTTTCCATGAGTCCACCTAAACCGTGTGCAATCTCCCATAGATACCCTATATTTAATGCATTGATTGTAGATACAAATAACACTTTTGTGTTAGGCAGAGAAGCATATCTTTCAGAATTCTTATAGATTACATCCCACTTAGATGGGTATCTAAGATACTGATTACGTTCTCCCCATCCCTCAATAGAAATGTTTATCAGACACTCCTTGAACTCTGGAATATAATCGAAGATATTCTTACCATCATACTTAGGAGTGAGGGTTCCGTTAGTGGTAATTCTGAGGTCCATGTCCTTTGCTAGCCCACGGTCAACAATACGTTTCATCAAATCATAATTATATTTGATTGCCAGTGTCTCACCACCAGTTAATTTCAGTTCTACTAGATTGTCGATTACAAAGTCATCACACTCTTGTATGAAACTCTCTGCTTTCTCGTCGTTCTTGTATAGAGTATGATTACCAAGAAATTTAGCATTAGAACGCCCTATGTGTTGGTTCTCACGAGCAATACTAGATGAGTTTGCAGACCCACACATATGACAACGAAGATTACAGAAGTTGGATGGTGCAATCCACTCCATAGTACGAACAAAAGGAGTATCCATATCTGTTTCAAGATACTCTTCCAGTTCTTCCTTGAGTTCTGGTTTGTTATACTCTAAGTATTTGTTGTAAGTTCTACGATGGCTCTCTGGTGAATGTTTTTCTTGTTCTATACAAACCTCACAGTTGGATTCAACTAATGGACCACCACCCGCCATCATCTCCTTACGAAACTGTTTAACTTTATCAGACTGCCAATAATCTTTGATTGTTCTTTTTGTATCCACTGACTCTTTAATAACACAACATGGTTTTATACGCCCAGAAACATCTGTAACAATATTCATGAAAGGTTGTGGACAGAACCAAGGATAATCTTCAATCTTCTTCTTCATAGATAAAATTATGTTCCTTATGTTCGTATTTTCTAAAACGAGATAAGAAAAATCTCACCCTGTAAATAAATTTCTTAATTTTCATTATATATCTCTTTGTATTTGTCGTATAAAAAGTCTGCAATAAATTTATGTCCCACAGCATTCGGGTGGGGATCAGTTTTAGAAATCCTAAATTCGCCGCCGCCCTTGCGCTGTTGTGACCATCTGCCGGGTTTATTATGTGGGGATGCTTCATCAAGAATATGATCAATACAATATCCACCAATTTCATTCATTATTGGCCAACCTATAAATTTGTTTCCTATATTTTTTTCAATGTAATTGATATAAGGACTTTCAATTATTTCTTTTGCAGCCATTATACGACTGTCGTTTACTTTATAAAAATCGAGGGTTTCATTTGGACCTCCTACAGAACAATCAATAGTTTCTAATTCGGTTGTGCTATAAAGGGACATATTAAAAGTTCCTTGAATAAAAATATAAGGTAAATCTTTCAAAAGTTTTTCAGCATGTATAAATGTTCTCAGGGTGTTGCGAGTTGCATGAAAAACATTTTGGTTTTCTAAAATAAATTTATTCAAACCCTCTGTATCACGAGGATTAACATGACGCCATTTATTCCAACTTTTACGGCGTTGAAATCCTATTCTCTGCCATTCACTCCACATCAAAACAATAAGACCAATGTTCTTTTCGTTTAATACAACATCAAGAGTTTTTGCTAAAATTTGGTCATTACCAGAACCAGATTTGCCAAGATTTACACATTCCATATCAAGCATATTTGAAAGATGTTCCGGCCATCTTGGAAAGTCGAAGTTTACATCAGGACTTTGTTTGGAGAACAAATTGTGTTCTGTGTAACTACATCCAATGGCAATGAGTTTTTTTCTAGAAGACTTGAACA